TTCTCTACTTACAACAAGCCGAACGCTTTGGATAAAGCGAAATTCTACTACAATGAGGCTGATAAGTTAATTGCTGAGCAAGATTCAATCTACAAACTCGCAATGTCAATGAGAGGAACTCCAAAAGACTCAATGGTGTGTATCAACCACTTTGTTTCTTGTTACGGAAATAACTCTTACGGAAACCGTGTAATTGACCAGTTGATTGTTCACGAATATCCCAACGGAAATTTGGTAACTGAAAATTTGTAAAAAACATGGGGAGACCCTTGGTGGTCTCCCTTTTATTTCTTATATTTGTGTTAGTATAATCCTTGAACTATATATTATGAGTAAAACTAAAAGCCTTTTTAATGACCTATTTGAAAATCTAATGTTTGATGAAGATTTTGATTTGCTCTATCAAGAGTGGAAGAAAAAACAAATTGAAAATTATGAAGAACATCTAAAAGAAAATGAACAAGAAGAGCAAAGACAATGAGTTTGATTTTGAGCCCATCGGTTGTGAAAAGATAACCAATGTTAATTTTTTTGAACGAGCAGATGGAATTGAAGGATTTGCAATTAGAATGGATGTTAATACCTTGACGTGTGATAATATTGATGATGTGGTATTATTTCTTTCAACAAAACAGGTCTTGGAACTCTTTGATTATTTGATTTATAATAATGGTGAGATGATGATAAATCACATATTACACGATATTGGGATGTTGAATAAAGATACTCTACAACGGTAATATGACACATTTTTTGAACAGTACAATTTGTAAAAAATAATATAATATGAAAACTATGAGAGACGACAAAGAAAGAATTGTGTGGCAAAACCAGTCACACTTGGTGCTTGAATTCCTAAAGGAAAGGAATGAGCCTGTAAAATTATTGGATTTGGTTTTGGTTACTGACGCTCTGGCGACTTGGATAATGCAAGGCAAATCAAGTGAAAACATCAATAAGATAAAAGAGATTGATAAATATTTCGCTGAAAAGAAATAAGGACTTAAAAGGGGGTGGGGACGTATTTGGTTTATTGGTTGTTTTTCAGTCCTCACCCTTCTTTTTCTTAACAAATCTGTCATAGATTCTGGTAAGATTAAGAACCAAACCTGTAACCAATAAAAGGACTGTTAGTTCACCTTGAAACTGCATTAAGTAGGATAATACACCTGCGGCTGTGGTGGCGTTTGCTACTGTATCTTTTTCCATATCAATTTGATGTGTGTCCATACCAAGTAGGAAAACTTGAACCACAACATAAAGGTCCCATGGCATTAAAGTTCCCACTAGCATTACTGTATTTATTTCTATTCCAATAATAACCGGTGCTCGGTAATGTCATACTTGACTTGAATGTTTGATTTGTCTCTGGTGGTAATTGTCCATCATTGAGGTTGCCATTGTTGTATTCAGGATACCAACCACTTCTAAAAATCAAATGTCTACGTAAAAGATTGTCGTTGAACTCTGCTTGATTTTTTGCATTGGATTTCATGTATTGGAACATTTTGAAATCTATGGGACTACCCTGTTCACTTCTATTGGAAACCAATCCAACAGAAACCCATTTCATTGCAAAATTATCTAATCCAAGATAATAAGAATAACTAATCAAAGTTGGGTTAATGTACTTATCCAATAGCAATTTATAGTTTGCGTTGCCAGCATCATAAATGTCACCTGTATCAACCAAATCTAACATCTTCTCATATAGGTTTGTTCCACAAGATTCTTGAATAAAAATCAATTGAGCCTCAAGAATACAAAATCTCAACTCGTCGCTCTGAACATTTTCGTTGATTGCTGTATAAGTTTTTAGGGATTCTTCCGATACTAATAAAACGTTATTCATTATATAATTTGGTTTTGTTGAATTTCTAAGTTTATTTGTTGACCTGGATATATCAACTCAATCACCGGTTTCAATTCTCTATTTATAAATGCTTGAATGGGTTTGATACAGGTATTCATAAATAATGAATAAGTTGTATTCAATTGGTCGGCAGATGAAGAAAAACCACCAGGGTTTGGTAACCCAATTAAAGACCCGTCAATAATTTTGTGTCCACTCATAATTTGTTTTTGAACCAACTCAAAAACTTCCTGATAGAAACCTTGTTGAAGATTTGATTGGATTTGTGTAATGTCTGGTTTTTCTGTTGAATCACCGTAAGAAATAATAACCCTTCCCGCTTTGTCCGAACCAACATAACGGTCCTCTATTGATTTCATTATCTGTTCCTGTTCGTTCTGAGAATCTGGTGCGGGAACATTGAAATGCACCCATAAACTTGGATTGGCTCCATTGATAAGATTGGCAAGATTGTAGACCGTAATCTCGTGATTCAATTTGATATCATTGATTACTGAAAGGTAATCAGGTGTTCCATAATATTCGTAACCCGGCTGATATTTCTTGATGTGTATAATTTGTCTATCCGTATAGTTCTTTGGGTCAAAACTTCTAAACTCAACCATACCGGCTTTTCTCCAATTTAACCAATCAGAACAATACAAATACTTTTCAACTTCACCACCCAATTCGTCTGGTTTTTGAACCCTCATATACTTTGACGGAATAAGATGGAATCCATGTATACCTTGACTTCTATCTTCTTTCCATATGATTTCCAAGAAGAGATTACCGGTTACAATATACTCAAAGAATAAAGCCGGTGCGATATCATTTAGATATTCTTTGCCATTAATTTTATAATCTGTTATATACCCCATACCAACAGAATTATCAACTTTGCTACGGACACAAGCGTTATGTATTGGGGACGCATCAAGGTATTTGTAGAGTTCATCAACAAACACATTATCTTCACCCCAACGAACGAATAACTCATTTCGGGTTATTACTTCCTTGAAAGAGGTTAGGGTATTGGTGCCAAATGCTAATTTTTCTATGTTAATCATTATCCTTTATAAACTTTGAATGTATCTGTGGTTCCCGTATATGCTATTTCTGTATAAGTATCAGTATCGTTGTCCAACCTAGCGGTTGTCTCATAAACAACATCATAGGATAATTGGGGGTTTAGGTTTGTAGTTGAAACTTGCTCGTATATCTTTACAAAATAATCACCTGAGTATAAATGTAAATTGCAAGGGGTTCCAGCACTATATATAAATACTTCAGGTTTGTTATAATCAACTTCAATTTCAAACAAATCATAACTTGGATTATACGCAACACTTGGTGGTATTCTATACGGTATGAATTTCCAACTGCGGTTAGTCAATTTATGTCTCATACTCCACAGGTAAGTAGGACTACTCAACTGCTTATTTACAGAACAGGTTGCAGTTGCGGTGTTAGTTATATCTTGGCTTAGAATAATCATTGTCCTAACAAAGTTTGAATATCTGGTTCTGCTGGCTTACACCAGTCAATCAAAGGTAAAGATTTTATCCAATAATTTTCAACCAAAGTTGAACTATTGATTTGTCCTTCAGTCAAAACCCAATTATCATTACAGTCACGAATGATGTGAAACTTCCATGAAGTGGATATTTCTGACTTATCTAAAATAGATTTTTGTTCGTTATTTAGGATAGCAACTTTCATAATCAATATACGTTTTTACCACAACTCGTCATAAATTTATTTACAATCGTAGATAATGAAGTCAATTCACTTGGACTATAACCATCTCCGATGTGTAAGAAACCATATCTTTTCGTTGAAATATAATATGGACTAGGTCCGTCAATATACCAACAACCCAACATCTGTAATTGATGTTCTGCTGTTTTCGTATCCGTTGTTGTTGAATAGACAGATGAACCATTACTATAAACATTTTTAGCCGTGCTTATTCTATTCATAATACCATATCTTGGTAAATTGTTGACAAAACTATACGCAGATAATCCACTATCATAAATTACTTTATAGGCCGGATTTGTTCCTAATGGTAAAATCAAACCACCTAAATAACTTGAAGCCGCAGTGGTTCCACCAAAGTCAACTTCATTTCCTGCTGCACCACCTTTGGTTGCATAAACACCCAAACACAAATCAGTATTTGATAAATTGGCATCATCGGCATATAATCCCAAATCACCATAGGTAGTACTTCCATCTCCTGTGGCACCAGATAAATCAAATGTCCAACCACCATTCCAAGTAATTTGATATGTAAGTTTATTTATCGCATTTATAGACATACTATTAGCGGTATTACCTAAGAATGGATACATACATAATAATCTACTATACAGACCAGCAGTTTTCAAATCCACAAATAATGTATCAGTAGCAGCCGAAAGTGTTGCGTTCAAACTTCCACCAGCACTCAAGACAGCAGCCAAGTATGCAGAAGCATCAGGGTCTAATGCTGGTGGTGGTGTGCTGCTCGGTGTTGGAGTTAAAGTTGGTGTATAGGTTGGCGTAACCGTAACTGTGGGGGTTGGTGTTACGGTTGCTGAAGGGGTGGGTGTTGGCGTTGGAAATGGAACGTCAGGTACGAACTGAGCGTCAATTCCCAATATGGGTCTTTGTTCACCTAAATAATAAGAATACTTTGTTGGTCTAAAAATCCTGCCCATAATGCATTTCTACTAATTCGTCAATTAATTTATTTATGTCAACTTCAGTTTTCCCTTTGTATTGAAATTCGTTTTTTAGGACAAGATTTTTCTCAAAGTAATACAACACCTCAATGAATATATTTGAACTCCTTAAATCCCATCTAAACTCGTTTATAATGAATTTGTCAACTAATATTGATTTGTTTGTTTTATTATCCTTTACCTTCATTCTAACATTGTGTTCCAACATACCTTAATTCTGTCTTCCTAATGCTGTCTGGAAAGTAACGACTGCTGTATTATAATTTGACGCTTCGGTTGCGTTCATTCCATAACCAATTGAAGCGAGTGCCCAATCTCTTGAACTGAAATCACCGGGAGTTCCACTATTATTATTACAAGAAATGTATATGTTGAGGTTAGGTCCAACTGATATCGTTCTTGCTCCACTTGTTAATGCGGCACCATCTCTATAGATATAAGATGTTCCGCCAGTATTTGTCATCAACCAATTCTTCTTGGTATCACCACCATTTCCAACCGTTACAAATCCAGGTCCTACACCAATGTATGCGGTATTATTACCTTGATAAGAAGATATCATTGCAAAGTCATTACCTACCGAATCATATACACCCATATCATATCCACCTGACGATTTCGTTTCAACGATATACATTGAATAGTGGATACTTCCCGCAACATTAAATTGTATGGTTCTTGGGTTTATACCAGTATTTGCATATCCATTTGCTCCTGGTGCGACATTCAATGATGAGTGTGTCCAAGTTCCGTTGAATGTTAGATTATATTGTGTTGGGTCAGCAAGGTTGAATTGATGTTCCACCGCAGTTGCTCCAACCACTGGCCACAATCCAATCATTTTAGACCATAACCCATAACCCTTCAAATCCAAAACAAGTTGGTTGGTTGCATCTTGTTCTGTTGTTGTCAATGAACCACCTGCGTTTGTAATCGCAGTGAAGAATGCTTGAGCATCTGGGTCAAATGACGGAACCGGTGTTGGGGTGGGAGTGGGAGTTAAAGTTGGAGTTATACTTGGTGTTGGAGATGGAACCGGTGTTGCACCATCTTTTTGGACATTCATTATAACTGAACCCCAAACATTTCCTTTGCTAACCTTTTCACTCAAAGGTTTCATTAATTCATTGATATCGGCCTTTGGAGCCTTCGGTTTCTGAGGATACCAATTCCTACCGTTCCACTTTATATAACCCATAACTTATTTCTTGCTGATAACTGACCAAACTCCTCCAACTAAAGTTAGAATTGCTCCGCTTAATTCTGTGAAAGTTGCTTCATCAATAACACCTTTCATTACGAGAATACCACCAACGAATGTAAGGGTATGTCTCAATATTCCTAATCCTTGTTCTTGTTTCATAATTTTAGGATTTTATTTTATAAGTATTGGTGGGGTGGCCGAAACCACCCCATTACAATACAGGATTTATTATTCTACTGGAACAGTCATACCTGACATGATAGCACCCAAAGTGGTTGTCACATCAATCTGAACTGATGGGTTTGGTTCCCCACCAATCGCGGTAACGTTTATTCCATTCGCATCATTATATGCGAGACCAGACAACATTTGTCCAGCATTTACATACAAACCATTTTCAATTCCTAACAACCAATATCTGTCATTGTTATCCAAAAGTATCATATAGAACGCGTTCTGTTTGATTAAATCAAACCAGAGATTTCTGAGGTCCTGCGTGAGTTTTGGAAGTGCCAGAGCAACGGTTGGTTGGAATACTACTGCTTGGTTTGTGGTATTAACTTGTAAGTCCTCAGTGAATGAACTTGACTGACGAACCAATTCAAATTTATACCATGTTCCGCTACCGCTCATCGCGGTAACTTCGCTATTAACGCTATAGGTTACACTGGTGATAGTGTTTCCACTATCTCCAAGTACCCAAACGCTTTTAATTCCACCTGTGGATGCATTTCTACACATTTTGTTATCGTAGAGGCTCTTTATCCTCTACTTCACTACCTTCTTTACATTATTCGTAGTGTTCAGACTATATCATCAACATTTCTGTTGTCGGG